ACTGATTTTTTACGGTTAGGCTATGGGCGAAACTGAGGCCCCCGCGTGGCCCGCCGACCAGATCGAACGCCGCGCCGTCGACGCGCTCGTGCCGCACGCCCGCAACGCGCGCCGTCACACCGCCGCGCAGGTGGCCGAGATCGCCGGACTGATCCGCGAATGGGGCTGGACCGTTCCCGTGCTTGTTGACGAAGGCGACGGCATCATTGCCGGTCACGGTCGCGTCCTCGCCGCCCGTCAACTCGGAATTGGCGAGATTCCCGTCGTCGTCGCGCGCGGATGGTCCGACACGCAAAAACGCGCCTACATGATCGCCGACAACGAAATCGCGACGCACTCGACCTGGAACAAAGAACTCCTCCGCGTCGAACTCGCCGACCTCGCGCAACACGGTCTCGACCTCGAGACGATCGGGTTCGACGCCGCCGACCTCGCCGCCCGCGACGCGCCCGACGACCTGCCGCAAGCGCTCCAACTCGAACCCGCCCGCGAGTATTGCGTGATCATGTGCGCCGACCTCGACGAATGGGAACGCCTCAAGGTCGCGCTGTCCCTGACCCCCGTGCGCCGTGGCGGATACAAGAAGGGATCGATCCTCGACGACGTCGGAACGCAGCGCGTCGTGCGGGCCGGCGACCTCCTCGCGATGCTCGATCGATGACCGCGCCGCGCAAACCGCCCGCCGGTAGAGTCCACATCGCCGTTCCGTCCAAGGGCCGCGCCGGGAAGGTGCGCACGCAGGACGTCCTCCCCTCGTGTCACGTCTACGTGCCCGCACTCGAGGCGCCCGCTTACAGGGCCGCTGGCGCCCGCAACGTGGTCCCCGTGCCCGACACCGTGCGCGGCATCACCGCGACCCGGAACTACATCCTCGACAACGCCGGATCGACCCGGATCGTGATGATCGACGACGACGTCAGGATGCAGGGCTACACGAAACTCCTCGCCCGTCAGTCGATGCGCGTGTCCCTCGACGAATTCACATGGTTGCACGAATTCGAGAAACTGTTTGCCATAACGGAACAATTGAAGTTGCGTATCTTCGGCGTCTCGACGGACGGCGCGACCCGTTCCGTGTATCCGTATTACCCGTTTCGCTTCCGTTCCTATATCACCGCCTCGTGCATGGGGATCGTGAACGACGGTCGCGTCCGCTTCGACGAAAGTTACGCGGTCAAAGAGGATTACGAACTCTGCGCCCGTTGCATCACCGAGGACGGCGCCGTCGTCTGCGCGCAATATCTCAACTGGACGAATTCGCACTGGCACGACAAGGGCGGTTGTCACGATTACCGCACGCAATCGATCGAACGCGATTGCATCCGCCGCCTGTGCAAAACCTATCCGGGCCTCGTGCGCGCCGTCGAACGCGCCGGATCGCAATGGAACGTGGAGATTGGGAACTGACATGAGTGACATCACCAAATCACCTTGGGCCACCACGGATGGCTCCCTTTGCTTGCTCAATGCGATCGAGCCGACGCAATGGCTGACGTTCGCGTCGTGCGGCCTGCGGATCAACCTGGCGACGGGCGAGGTCGTGATCCCGGATGGCCTCGCGCTCCACGAAGCCTCCCGGCAATTCTGGGAACAATTGGGGCGCTTTCATCCGCTCGCCCCGATCGGGTTTGGTGATCGCTGATGGGCCGACGCCCGAAGCCGACCGCGTTGCACAAACTCCATGGCACCTACAACGCGACCAACCATGGCCGCGACCGCCAGTTCGAGCCGTTGCCGCTCGGCGACCTCGAGGAACCCCCGCCCGACCTGACCGACAGCCAGGAAGCCGGATGGCGCTACGCCATCGCCCACATGCCGAAAGGCGTGGTGAAGCTGATCGATCGGACCATGTTGCGCGTCTGGGTCGACGCGGAGGACCGCCACCGCACCGCGATGCTCATGCAAGCCTTGCTCGATCAAGATACGAAACTGAAACTATTGGTGAAGGGTCCGAACGGTCTCGAACCCTCGCCCTATAATTCGATCCTCGACAAAACCGCGCAAACGCTGTTCCGCGCCGCGCAGGAACTTGGCTTCTCCCCCGCCGCCCGCCCACGCCTCAAACTCCACGCGCACGCCGACGCCGCGCCGCCCGAGATCGACCCCGTCAAGAACCCATGGGCCGCGCTCCAGGTCATACCGGGTGGCAAGAAGTAGACGACCCGCTTCCCCTCCCGGAGACGACCCCCGCGCCTTCGTGCGCGACGCGCTCGACTACGCGCGCCGGATCGCCGACGACCCGACCGCCGCCTCGATCCACGCCCGCATGGCGTGCGAGCGTTTCCTCCGCGATCACCGCGAAGCGAAGAAACGCGACACGCGCTGGCTGTTCGACGAAACCGCCGCGACCCGCGCGATGCTGTTCGCTACCCAGATGCCGAACATCAAGGGACCGGAAGCGAACAAACCGATCCGCCTGATGGACTGGCAGAAGTTCGCGTATGCCAACATCTTCGGTTTCAAGGAACGCGAACATCCCGACACGCGCCGCTTTCGTCAGGCCGTCGTCTATGTGCCAAAAGGAAACGGCAAAACAACGATCTCCGCGCCGCTCGCGATGTATATGACGTTCGGCGAGAACGAAGGTGGAGCGGAAGGCTACGCCGCCGCCGTGACCCGCGATCAGGCGCGCATCCTGTTCGACACCGCGCAAAACATGGTCCGCCGCTGCCCGCAGATGCAACAAGAGTGGCGCGTCGGCGTCCTGACGAACTCGATCTTTCAGGAGTCGACCGCGAGCAAGTTCATTCCAATATCGTCCGACGCGAAGGCGCTGGACGGCCTGAACGTCGCCGTCGCCGTCTGTGATGAAATCGGATCGCACCGCACCAGCGAGGTCTATGACGCGCTGATCACCGCCATGGGTAAACGCCGCCAGCCGTTCCTCCTGTCGATCTCGACCGCGACCTCGAACAGTTCCGGGATTGGCAAACAGGTCTGGGACTATCTGATGCGCGTCGTGACCGGCGGGCAGGACGACGATCGCCTGTTCGGCATCATCTACTCGATCGACGACCAGGACGACCCGTGGGAAGAGTCGACCTGGATCAAGGCCAATCCGGGGTGGGGCCATTCCGTCCAACCGGACGCGATCCGCGCCATCATGCGACAGGCCCGCAACAATCCCTCGCAAGAGGCGTCCGCCCGAACCCGTCACCTCAACGTCTGGGTCGGCGCCGACGAAGCCCTGTTCTCAACCCGCGCATGGAACGCCTGCGGCGATCCCGCGCTGCACATATCCGCTTTCGAGGGCCGCGACTGCTACATCGGCGTCGATCTCGCCTCGCGCGCCGACCTCGCCGCCGTCGTCGCTGTTTTCCCCGAACATGTGATCGACGCGAACGGCAAGGAAGCGTTGCTGTTCTCCGTTTTCGCCCGTTGCTATCTGAACGAAGCCGCCGTGATGGAGGCGAGGAACCCGTCCTATCCCGGATGGGCCGCGAACAACGAACTGATCATCACGCAGGGGAACGAAACCGACTTCGCCACGATCGAGGCCGACATCCTCGACATGTGCGCGCGTTTCCGCGTCCTCTCCGTCGCCTTCGACCCGTTCAATTCCGTTCACATGGCGCAACGTCTCATGGCGAATGGCGTGCCGTGCAACGAATTCCGCTCGAACGCGCTGAACTTCAATCCGCCGACCCGCGAACTCGAGGCGGCGATCCGGGGTGGACGCATCCGCCACGACATGAACGGCCCGCTGGGCTGGTGCGTCGGCAACGTCGTCGGCCACACCGACGCCCGCGACAACGTCTACCCGCGCAAAGCGCGCCCCGAGAACAAGATCGACGCCGCGATCGCGCTGATCATGGCGATGGCGCACGCCATGAGCACCGTCGACACGACCTCGACTTACGAGGCGCGCGGACTGATTACGCTGGGATGACCTGAACATGAGCGTCCGCGAACGCATCGGAACATGGTTGCTGGGCGGACCCTCGACCCCCGCCACGCGCACCGAACCGACGATCGAGACCAAGGATAGCGCCGCCGTGACCTCGACGCTGGGCGGCCTGGGGTGGCCGCAACCGATGCTCTACGCCGCGCTGGGAGGGTATGCGTCGAACACGGGTGTTCCCGTTACCCCGTTTACCGCGCTTCAGGCGTCTGCGGTTTATGCGTGTATCCGCATGATCTCGCAGGACATGGCGATGCTAAAGCCGTTCGTCCGCCGCGCCCTCGTGGGCGGTGGATACCGGCGCGAACTACAACATCCGCTGACGAAGTTGTTCCGCCGCCCGAACCGCTGGCAGACCCGCTACGAGTTCATCAGCTACATGATGACGTCGCTTTGTCTGCGCGGGAACGCCTTCATCGTCGTCGAACGCGACAAGGACGCGAACCCGATCGAACTGGTCCCGATCGCGCCGGACCGTTGCTCGATCATGCTGACCGACGATGGCGAACTCTGGTATCGCATCAACTCGCGCCGCCTGGGCGACGGCCTGATCGTGCCGCCCGACGATATGATCCACGTCAAGAACATCTCTCTCGACGGCTACGTCGGCGCCTCGCCGATCGCGATCGCGCAAGACATCGTTGGGCTGGCGCTGGCGACGCAGCAACATGGTGGCATCCTGTTCCGTCAAGGCGGACAGGTTGGTGGCGTCATGAGTCATCCCGGCAAATTGTCGAAAGAAGCCGCCGATCGCATCGCGAATTCCTGGCGTGAAGCGCACGCCGGGGTCCAGAACGCGCACAAGGTCGCGGTCCTCGAGGAGGGGATGAAGTTTGAACGGATGGCGATCACCAACGAGGAAGCGCAATTCCTCGAGACGCGCCGGTTCCAGGTTCTCGAGATCGCCCGCCTGTATGGCGTGCCGCCGCACCGCCTGGGTGAACTCGACAAGGCGACTTTCAACAACATCGAGCAACAGAACCAGCAATACGTCGACGGCGCGCTGAAACCGATCGCCGACTCGCTCGAGCAATTGTTCGATCATCATCTGTTGTTCGACGACGAGCGCTCGATGCTCGAATGTAAGTTCGACTTCGACGACATGACGCGGAGCGACGTCAAAACGCGCTTCGAAGCCTACCAGATCGGAACCCTCAACGGCTGGCTGAACCGCAACGAAGTCCGCGCCCGCGAGAACATGAACCCGATCGAGGACGGCCACGGCGACGACTATCGCGTGCCGCTCAACACCGCCGTTCCCTCCGACAACCTCGCGCAGACGACGACCGCGCCCGCCGAGTCCGCGAACGCGCCAGGAAACGCCGCCACCAAACCGGAACCGGGACCGACCGATGCAGATTCTTAGCGCGACACAGTTCAAAAGCCTGAACCGCTCGCGCAACGTCACGCGCGCCGCGATCGGGGTGCGCAAACAGATGATCACGCCCGCCCGCGTCGTCGACGGCGATATGCGCGCGCTCCGCTTCACGATCTCGACCGCCGACATCGATCGCGAACAGGACCGCATCGACCTCGCCGGGTGGGATCTAAAGAACTTCCTCCGTAATCCCGTGGTGCTGTGGGGACACGACGCCTCGCGCCTGCCGATCGGTCGCGCCTTCGACGTCGCGATCGAGGACGACGCGCTCAAGGCGTCGATTGAGTTCATCCCGACCGACATCCTCGAGGGCGGCGCTTTCGCCGACTCTGTCTATCGCCTCGCCCGATCAGGTTTCATCGCCGCGACCTCCGTGGGCTTCCGCCCGCTGAAATGGGACTACACCCGCGACGCCGCGCGCGGCGCCGATGACTGGTTTCCGGGGATCGACTTCCAGGAGCAAGAACTGGTCGAGCTTTCCGTCGTCACCGTGCCCGCGAACCCGGAGGCGCTGATGGACGCGCCCGCGCCGGGTGAGGGAACGGAAACCGCGTCCGACCTTCCGCCCGTCTCGGGCGAGGAAGTGACCGCCTTCGACAATGAACAATCAACAAGATCACGGGCACGGCGCCGCCGCATGCTCCAACTCGCGAACGCAATGATCGAGTGAGGCGCGCCGCGCCCGCTCCACCCCTTACCCAGGAAAACACAATGACAACGCCAACCTTGTCAGAACGCCATCGTTCCCTGAAACGCCGCCGCGCCGAGATCGTCGCGAAAATGTCGACCCTCGTGAAAGAGGAGGACGACGACAAACCGATGGACGAAACCGAGGCGAACACGTTCGACGAACTCGCGACGCAACTCGCCACGATCGACGAACGCTTGCAGCGTGTCGCCGCCGCGATGACCGCCGCCGCCGAGGGCGCCCAGGACGTCGCCGATGACGAAGGCGAGGGCGACGACACCGAGGAGGCCGCGTTGCGCGACACGACCCGCCGCTCCGCTTCGTTCCGCGTCCGCGAGGGCGGACCAAAGGCCGAGGCGCGCGTCAAACGCGATCCCGACGCCGGATTGAAGGACAAGCGGGGCGTCAAGGCCGCGCGCTATGTCCTGGGGTTACTCCATGCCCGCTACAACAAAGTGTCGATGCAGAAAGCGAGCGAATTCGTCTCGACCCGCTTCGGCGATGACATCGTCGCCCGCGCGCTGAATGGCACCGTGACCGGCGAGGGCGGTGCGCTGATCCCGCAGGACTTCATGGCCGATCTGATCGAGTTGTTGCGCGCGACGACCGCCGTGCGCGGGGCGAACCCGATGGAAGTCGGCATGCCGATGGGCAACCTGACGATCCCGCGTCTGGCCGGGGGCGCGACCGCCTCTTACCAGAACGAACTCGACGACATCGCCGTCTCGCAAGAACGGTTCGACGATGTGAACTTCGTCGCCAAGAAACTGACGGCGATGGTTCCCGTCTCGAACGACCTGATCCGCCGCGCTCCGATCGGGGTCGAGGAGATCGTCCGCGACGACCTTGTCCAGACGATCGCCCGCCGCGAGGACCTCGCGTTCCTCCGGGGCAACGGGACCGACAAGGGGCCGGTGGGGCTGCGCTCGCTCTGTCTCCCCGCGAACCTGATCTCGATCCCCGCCATGCCCGCGACGCCCGCGCCGGGGGACCAGTTGACCGCGATCCTCGCGGGCGCGTCCGCCGCGATCCTCCAACTGCAAAACGGCATGTCGCGCATGATCCGCCCGACCTGGATCATGTCGCCGACGATCGCCCGCTTCATCGCGACCGCCCGCGATCAGGTCGGCGGGTTTTACTTCAAGGACGAACTACAGGGCCTCAAATTCGAGGGCTACCCGATCCGCACGACGCAGCAAATCCCGACCAATCTCGTGATTGGCGCCAACACGAAAGGCACCGAAGTCTACTTCGTCGACATGGCCGACTTTGTCATCGCCGACACCTACAACACCGTCGTCGATGCGTCCGACGTCGCCGCCTACAATGACGGCGTGACGATGGTGTCCGCCTTCCAGCGGGATCAATCGCTGTTCCGCGTCATCTCGGAACACGATTGCAACATGCGGCACCTGCAATCGCTTGTCGTGCTGCTGATCCCCGACTGGGGTTTCGCCGGGGTCCCCGGCTCGCCTGGAACGCCCTACTCGACCCAGCCGCTCAACCCCACCTGGTCGCAGGCCGGTGCGATCCGTCCCGCCACCGCGACCGGCGCCAACGCCCCGCCCGCGCTTACGAACCCCGCATAACCGGAGGCCCACATGTCAGACCACAAACCGCGCGACCCCGCTTCGCCCCAACCCGTCGCCGTGCCGCCGCCCGTTCCCCGCATCGGCGCGCTTCCCGCCGGTCTCGAGGAGCCGCCGCGTATCAATCCGCCGAACCCGCAACATCCGGAAATCCCCCAGACCTACGATCCGCGCGTCTCCGTGCAGCTGGAGCGCGCCGCCCGCGACGTCGCCGCCGACAGGCCGGGGATCGCCGCCCGCGAGGACCTCGATCGCTTCACGCCCGACCCGCGCCGCGGCGCGGGGCCGCAACCGCTGGCGCCGGTCGCGGGTCAAACCGAGGCCGCGGAGCCGATCGTGCGCGAAACGCCCGTGACGTTCTCGGAACAGTTCGCGAGTTATTTCGCGGGTGAGGTCGCCGCTTTCACGGAGGACGAAGCCGCCCGCCTCGCCGAGTTGGGCGTCGCCGGTCCTGGTGGGGGCGCCGCCACCGCGCCGCCCGTCAACGTCGATGTTCCCCATGTGCAGCAAGACGATGCGACCCTGACGTGCACGATGGGGAACTGGCAGGGGGAACCCACCGGCTACGCCTACCAGTGGCAGCGCGACGGCACGGACATTGGCGACGGCACGACCCCCTACACCGTCACGCCCGCCGACGTGGGGACGACGGTCACGTGCATCGTCACCGCGACGAACGCGCACGGATCGACGACCGCGCCCGCCTCGAACGGCGTCGTCGTCACCGAACCGCCAGCGGGTGACGCGCTGCATGAGACCCGGAGGCGTGGCCGATGAGTGGCTACGTTCCCGGAACCCTCGTGCACATGCGGACGCTGCGCCGCTTCGCGCACTACAACGCCGGGGAACTGATCGCGGTGCCGTTCGACGCCGCGCGCGACCTCGACGCGAAACGCCTCGCGCAACCGCTCGAGCTTTTCGTGCCAACCGTCGCCGGGGGCGAGGACGCCCCCGTCCCGGTGCGGCAACCCTCCGGAATGGTGAGGAAGTAGCCGCATGTATGCCGCTTTGCGCGTGGTCGAGGCGCCCGCTTCCGAACCCGTGTCGGTCGAACTCGCCCGCGCGCATTGCCGCATCGATGCCGGTTACGATGACGACCTGCTGGCGATGTATCTCGTGAGCGCGCGCCTCGAGGCGGAAGCCTATCTGAACCGCGCCCTGGTGACGCAGAAGTTGCGCTATTCGATCACCTGGGCGCCGCCGCCGACCGCGACGCCGCTCGTGCCGCAATCGCTGATCGTGTTCCCGCTCAACTGGCCTCCCCTGGTGAAACGCCCGATCGAACTCCCCCGCGCGCCCGCCGTGTCGGTGGAACAGATCACCTGGGGACCCCTCGACGACATGCGCCTCGCCGATCCGGAGGACTACGATCTGAACCTCGGTGTCGAGCCGGGGTATATCGCGGTAAAGCCCGCGTTGCTGCCTCGCATCCCGCAGCAATCGATGATCATCGACTACACGGCGGGCTATGACCCCCTCGACCCCGCCTCGGTGCCCGCGCCGATCCGTCACGCGATCCTGATCGGCGCCGCGAACGCCTACGAGAACCGGGGCGACGTCGCCGCCGAAATGCCCGCCGCCTTTTACCGTCTGCTGGACCCCTGGCGGCTCTGGACCTTCGCCGGATGATCCGTGCCGCGTGACCCGTCGGGCGCCCTCATGGCCGGTCTGGGGACGCTGCGCTGGGTCGTCACGCTGTATCGTCGCGACCAGACGCCCGACGAGGATACCGCCCTGGTCGAGCAGCTGGTCCCGATCGCCACCGTGCACGCCGACATCGCGCCGACCTATGCCTCGACCTTCTACGCCTCGACCCAGGTCGACGCGCCGATCACGCACATGATCACGATCCGCTGGCGGGACTATCCCGAGACGATCGAGGTCATCGCGCGTTCGACGATCCGACCCGACACGCGCTCGATGCGGACTGAACTCTACCGGGTGCGGCGGACGAAAGAGATCGGGGGCCGCAAGCGGTTCCTACAGATGGAATGCGAACTCGAGCACTCGCGCGTCACGCCCGACGACAGCGACGCGACCCGCTCGGACATGCTGACCGAACCCTACACGCCCCCGGAGGCAACCCCGTGACAATCCTGCTTGTCGTGCTGCTTGTCCTCCTCCTCGCTGGCGGCGGTTGGGGATGGCGCGCCGGATACTACGGCGGCGGCAGTCCGCTGGGGATCATCCTGATCGTGATCCTGGTCGTGGTGTTGCTCGGTCTCCTCGGTGGTCCCCGCTGGGGACTTTGGTGATGTCCGACCTAAAATTGACCGTCACGCACTGGGGCGAGATCGCGCTCGACAAGCGCGAACTGCGCAAGGTGATGCGCGCGGCCGGCAACGACGTGCGAACCAAGACATCGCGCCTGATCGCCGCCTCACAGGGGGAGGGGCGCACCTACTACGGGCCCGCGGGGCGCTACCGCGCCTCATCTCCCGGATCGCCGCCCGTGCGGGTCTCTGGTGCGCTGCGGGCCTCGCTGCGGACCTACGTGTTCAAATCCGCCGAGGGCTTCGCCGTCCGCGCCCGTGAATTCTACGCCCTGTTCCTCGAGGTCGGCGCGCGAGGCGGCAAACCGGGGTCTGGCAAGGCACGGCGGACGCATCGCCGGATGACCGTCGCCGACCGTTCCGCCCGCGCCCTCGCGCACGGTCAAATCCGCGTCCTCGAGCCGCGCCCGTTCCTCGATCGCGTGATGGCGCAGCAAGGCCCCGAACTCGATCGCCGCGTCCGCGCCGCCCTCGAGAAGGGTTTGACCTGGAAACAGACGAAGTGAACGCGATCGCGACGATCCCCTCGATCCTCGCGACCTTCATCGCGCAATTGCGCGCGAACGCCCCGATCTTCGCCGGTCGCGTCGCGGGCGCCGCCGAGTTTCAGGCGGGCTTGCGAAACTACAACACCTCGATGGTGCTTCCCGCCGCCTACGTCCTCCCGCTGGGGCAGGACGCCGCTCCGAACGACAACTGGGGCGGCTTTCAACAACTGGTGCACAAGTTCGTGGGCGTCGCGGTCGAACTCGACGCGCAGACCGATCGCCGGGGTCAGGCGCCGACCATGCAATTCGAGGAGATCGAGGCGCAGATATTCGCATCCGTGCTGAACCTGTTCATTCCCGGATGCCGCATGGCGAAAGGTTCCTACTTCACGGGCGCCCGCTACCTCGACCTCGATCGCGCCCGCCTCTGGTATCAATGGGAATTCGCGATCGACTGGCAGATCAACGACGAGGACGGGGTTCAACCGGACTCCATCCCGATCCGCATGATCGAGGTCGACGTTTTCAACGCCCCCGCCGTGCCGGGGGACATCCCCGCCGCCGTCATCGTCATCCCGACCGGCGATCCGCCCTACCCGCCGCCCACCGATGGACCCTGGCCCGAGGACCCCGCATGACCCCCGGCAAGTGCCCGCTGAACCTGTATCGTGGCGACACCTATGCCTGGCGGTTCCTGTTCTGGACCGATCCGGACAAAACCGTGCCCGCCGACCTGACCGGGGTCGTCGCGAAAGCGGAAATCCGCGACAAACCCGGAGGCGCGGTGATCGTGCCCCTGACCATCGCCGTCGAATTGCCGAACGTGATCACCGCGAAACTCGACGCGAACGCCAGCGCCGCGCTCCCGACCGCCGCCGCCTGGGATCTTCAGTTGACCTTCCCGAACGGTGACGTCTCGACCGCGCTCGCCGGTCCCGTCGCGGTCACGCCCGACATCACGGACTCGACCCCGCCGGTCGGCACGAAATTGCGTGCGGTCGCGTGAGCCATGCCCGAGTTCACCGTTGACGTCGTCGTCGAACCGCCCGCGATCACCGAAATCGACGTCGAGTTCGACGGACCCGCGCCCGTCGTCTCCGTCGATGTCGAATTCGCGCCCGCGCCGCCGATCTCGATCGACATCGAGGCCGCCGCCGGTCTGCCGGGTCCGCCCGGTGGCTCCGGACCACCTGGACCGCCTGGACCGCCTGGAACCGGCGGCGACTTCGACGGGGGAAACTTCTGATGGCTGACGTCCTACGGATTAAGCGCCGCACATCTGGCGCACCGGGCGCGCCGACATCGCTCGCGAACGCCGAGATCGCCTACAACGAGATCGATCACACGCTCTACTACGGCGAGGGCACCGGGGGCGCCGGGGGCACCGCCTCGGTCGTCGTGCCGATCGCCGGATCGGGCCTTGCCTCGAACGCCTCGCCCGCCATGGACGGGACGCCGACCCCCGGATCGTCCGCCCTCTGGTCGCGTGGCGATCACATTCACCCGACCGACATCAGTCGCGCGCCGCTCGCTTCGCCGGGGCTGACCGGAATCCCGACCGCGCCGACCGCCGCGCCGGGGACCGCGACGACGCAGATCGCGACGACCGCGTTCGTCTCGACGATCACGCCGCTACCGTCTGGCGGTTTGCCGATCATGGATGGCGTCGCCTACGCGGGCGCCCTCGCGACGTGGTCTCGAGGCGATCACGTCCATCCGACCGACACGACCCGCGCCCCGCTCGACTCGCCGAACTTCACGGGCGTTCCGACCGCGCCGAACCCCGCCAACGGAACCAACACGCAACAACTGGCGACGACGTCCTACGTCCTCTCGACGCGCCTCGATCAGTTCCAGGCGCCGAATACAGACGTCAACTGGGCGAACCATAAGATCACCGGCCTCGCCGACCCGACGCAGGGCCAGGACGCGGTGAACAAGCAATACGTCGATGCCATCGCGCAAGGGATCGACGCGAAACTATCCGTCCGCGCCGCCTCGACGGGGGATGTCGCCGTCCTGTCGGGTGTCGCGACGATCGACGGCGTCGCGCTCGCCGCTGGCGATCGCGTGTTGCTGAAGGACCAGACCGCGCCGCAACAGAACGGCATCTGGATCGTCCAGGCGGGCGCCTGGGTCCGCTCCACCGACGCCGATACGTGGCCGGAACTTGTTTCCGCGTTCACGTTCGTCGAGGGCGGCGCGACCAACGGCGACGTCGGCTACCTCTGCACCGTCGACCCTGGGGGCACGCTGGGCACGACCCCGATCACCTGGACGCAGTTTTCCAGCGCCGGTCAGGTCAGCGGTGGCGCGGGCCTCGTAAAGTCCGGAAGCGTCCTCGACGTCGTGGGCACGCCGGGGCGCATCGCCGTGGGTCCCGACAACGTCGACATCGACCCCGCCTATGTCGGCCAGACCTCGATCGGTACCGTGGGCAACGTCACGTCGGGCACCTGGAACGCGACGACGATCGCCGTCGCCCGCGGTGGCTCCGGGGCAACGTCACTGACCGGATACCTCGTGGGCAACGGGACCGGGCCTTTCACCGCCGTCGCCTCGATCCCCTCGAGCGGGATCAGCGGGCTTGGCACGATGTCGATCCAGAACGCGAACGCCGTCGCGATCACGGGCGGCACGATCGACGGCGTCACCTTCGATTGCGGGACGTTCTGATTGCCTGACATCCTTCGCCTGAAACGCCGAACCTCTGGCGCCGCCGGGGCGCCTGGGTCGCTGCTCGCGTCCGAAGTCGCCTTCAATGAGGTCGACGAAACGCTCTGGTATGGCAAGGGCAACGCGGGCGGCTTCGCGACCTCGATCATCCCGATCGCCGGGTCGGGCGCGTTCCCCGCGCTCGGTGACGGACGCTGGGTCAAGAAAACCGGCGATCAAATGTCAGGCGGACTAAGTTTCGGCCAGCGCGTCATCTCCGATGGCAATCCCTTGAACCTGACGCAACACCTTTCGCTGTTTGACGGGTGGGGCGGGTTCAGCGTCACGTCGGGCAACCTGAACCTCGTGTCAGGCGGCATGCTCACGATGTCGTTCAATGGTGCCGGGGCCAACCTTGGCGTGGACGTCGGCCTGTATCTCGACCACGATCCGGTCAACGCGATGGAAGCCGTTCCGCTTCGCTACCTGCAAAACAACTACTCGACCAACGCGCAGGGCGATGCCCGCTGGGTCAATACAAACGGCGACACCATGACTGGCTCGCTGGCGATCCAGGGCAATCTCATAGTGTCCCCCGGTTCGCTGTCAGTTAGTTACGACGTGACGTTCGGATTTAATGGCGCGGGGTATGCCGCCATTTACATGAACGCGGGGCCATCGACGAACCGCATCACCTACTACCAGACCAACGGGGTGACGCGCTGGCTCTATGGTGTCGATGCGGCGGGTGAGACCGGGGCAAACGCGGGATCAGGGTTCTTTCTGTCCGCTTACAGCGACACTGGTCAGGGGTTATTCAACTCATTCTATTTTAGTCGCGCAACGGGTCTGGGGACCGTGGCCGGTGATCCAACCGACCCGCTTGGCATCGCAACGAAACGCTACGTCGACAACCATCAGCCGCTTGGTGGCCCATACTTACCAATCGCTGGCGGAACGGTCACCGGCAACCTCGCGGTCAACGGCCAGACCGATGTCAAGCGGTTCACGTTCAGCGAGCAGAACGGTGGACCAATGCCAGGGGGCGGCTACGGCGCTCTGACGTGGAACACTGACGGCGGCGGTGACGTGGCCATCGTCAACGGATGCAACTGGGCCTCGGCGGGTTTCAGTTGGTATCAGGTCGGTGCCAGCACATGGTCGCGGATCATGTATCTCGGGAACAGCGGGAACCTGAGCCTTCAAGGAGTGGGCATCAGCTACAATCTCGGCGGCGGAACGAACCTCATGGGGTTCAAGTGGGAGGGGACGCCGAACAAGGTTCACGCTTACGTTGACGGAACGCCGGTCGGCACGTTGGCGACGATGGGCGACCTCGGCGCTTACCTTCCAACCGCTGGCGGAACGATGACCGGCCAGCTAAGCATCGCCAACAATCAGAGTTTCCAGTTCAATGACAACGCCGGAACTGGCGTCCGCATGGTTGTCGGCAGCGACAATCATTTCGGAATTTACAGCACCAACGCAGCCGGTGTCGGCACCGTCGTTTGGGACTTTTACGCACGCACTGATAACCCAGCGCAGAGTTTCCATCTCACAACGAACTTTTATGGCCACCTCTACGCGTGGAACGGCATATCATGGTCGGGCGGTGACTTCTCCCAAGGGTCTATCTACACGGATGCGAACTGGGGAGGATTGTTCCGAGGGCGCGCGGGGACAAACTCTGATCTCGCGTTCGCTGATCGCGATGGCACCTCGGTCCTTTACATAAGATACCCGAACCACATCGACATCACCGGCACAGCCGCGTTCACAAGCACGGTCGCGCTTGGCGTCGATCCCGTGCTGGACATGGAAGCGGTCACGCTCAGATACCTGCGGGCTAACTACGCAACGACCGGCGCTCTCGGTAACTACGTCGCGAAGAGCGGCGACACTATGTCGGGCGTACTGACCGTCAACGCACAGATCGGCGTCAATCAATTCGGGTCATCTCTCAACATTTACCCTGGCGCGGGACAGGGCGCGTGGAACGGCATCACCCAGGCCAATGACACGGTGCTGATGTTCACGCGAGGCTCACTGGACACGGGCGCGCTCACGCTGACGACGTGGGGTAACATACCGATAGGCATACGCATCGACAGCCCGTCTGGCACCATCGGTATGACGGCGGCGAATGGTGTCAGTGTCAGCGGTGGGCTTCGCTTCGGTCAGGTCAATGTCCCGCCAACCGATACCTCCAAGCACATCAGGCTCTATGACGGAGGTGTCGGAAATCACTATGGCTTCAGCACGTCATGGGACGGTGTGTCCATCGCACGCCTCAACTATGTTGTTACCGAACCGGGACATACTTATCACTCATTCTGGAATGGTTCTCTGGAGACGGTCCGCATCGGTCCATCGGACATGCAGGTTTTTACCCAGCTTGGCGTAACTATTTCCGGACCTCTCTCCGTTGGCGGCGAGACGACGACGCACAACATCTACAATGATGGCACCGTCGGCATCATGTATCGTGGCCTCGGTGATACAAACTGGTATGGCTTCAAGTGGGACGGCACCAACACCCACGTCATCGTCAATGGCTGGGACAGCGGCAACATCGCCGTTCAAAGCTGGGTAACGAACAACTTTGCACCCGCGACGGGCAGCGGCGTCTATGTCTCCAAGGTCGGAGACACGATGAGCGGCGGGCTGCGGATCAACTACACGCCGACCGACACATCTGCTCAACTCTGGCTGAGCCCCACGGGAGGCTTTCTTGGGAAAAGCATTATACGCTTCAGCGGAACATTCGCACCTGAGACAGGGGACGGTGGACCACGGTATGTCGCCTCGATCCGGTCTGGCTTCGTATCGAACGCATGGGGCTACGAACACGTCGACATCTGGCTGACCAACACCGCGAACGACGCCAACTCAGACGCGGGTCAGACACGCGCGGTTCGTTTCACATTGAACCAGACAACCTTCGACACGCCTGTCACGATCAATCGCAACTTGCTTGTTAATGGCGTTGGCAACGATCCCGTCTCAATCACCGTCCCAAACGGGAACTGGGCGCGCTACTTCTCAACCGTCACGGGGGTCCGCACCTGGGCGGCTGGCACCCGGAACGATGGCGTCTACATCATCAGCGACGAGAACGTGCAGGCGTTCCGGTTCATCATCGACACTTCTGGCAACGCGACGATCCTTCAGGGCCTTTGGGTCGGAACCAGCGTAAATGTCGCGGCGAACCTCAGCGTCAGCGGCGGCATCAACCTCAACAACGGCGTGTCTGGTCCATCTGACAGTTCGCGCGGCATCACGTTCTGGGGTTCGCCAAACGGAACGAATTACAGCATCGTCGTTAGTGACTCGACGTTGAATTACAACGTCAACAATGTAGGCGACAAACACGACTTCCGCAGCGGTGGGATCGTGCGGCTTCGCGTGAGTGACACGATCAACACCTATGTCCCAACGACCTTCAATAATGACGTAACCGTCAACGCCCAGTTTAACGTCCATAATCTGGCCGCCGCCAAATATCTGTCCATCATGCCGAACCTCGGCGGCGGGGCCTACAACGGGATCGTTCAGACCGGAGACCATGCGATCCTCGTGAGCGCGGGCGCACCGGACACGGGCGCGATCTCGATCATGCCGTGGAGCAATTCGGCGCTGGGCATCCGCATCGACGGAGCCGCGCACACGATCAGGATGGATGCCGCGGGCGGGATCATACACAACGCCGATCACTCGTGGTTCAGGGGCACGAACACACAAATAGACATTGACGGCCCGACCGGCCAATGGCGCACGCTGCAATTCAATACGTCAACGGTGTCCCGCTGGAACATCCAGATGACGCCGAGCGATCACTTCGCTTTCACTCGGTTCAATGACAGCGGCGCACCGATTGACAACCCAATCACCATCAGCCGAACGAACGCCGCCATTGCCCTGAGTGGACCGCTCACCGTCAATTCGACTTCGACCCACGTCGGACAGGCGACGTTCCAGAACGGCATCTACATGAACAACTACGTCGGCGTATCGAACGACGTGGCTCGTGGCCTCAACATGTATGGCGGGGCCTACGGGCTGACCATCTCAGGCGGGCGGCTGAACGTCGTCGGCTCATCGGTCTACATGGTCAGCAGCGGCGCGACCGACTGGGCACACTTCGATGATGGTGGTCTGGCGATACATGCTGGCGATGTCTGGCTGGCACGCGATCCTTCTAACCCCGCACATGCAACGACAAAGCAGTACGTCGATCAACGCACGACGCAGTTGATCTTCGCCACCATCGCGACGTTACGCGCCTACACCGGATCGGTCGCGCTCACCAACTGCGTGGTGCAGGGCTACTACGGTCCGGCTGACGGCGGCGAGGGGTTCTTTGTCTACGTTTCAACCGATACGACCTCACTGGACAATGGCGGAACCATCATCCGTGACGGCAGCGGTCGGCGCTGGTATCGGGAAACAGGGGGTGCCGCCTACAACATTCGCTGGTTCGGGGCCAAGGGCGACGCGGTCACGGTCGACACGGTCGCGATCCAGAACACAGTCAACGCCGCGATAGCGACCGCGCCAAATGGGATGCGCGGCAGATCAACCGTGTTGATCCCAATCGGGCGGTTCGTGGTTGACGCGACGATCAGCGTCAACTCAACGAACGACATCGGTATCGTCATCGAAGGCATGGGAGCGGGCGTCGGCCCCGGCATCACGTTCGACAATAACTGCTCGCAAATTCTCTGCAAATCGACGTTCACGACAGGCGATGTGTTTTTTGTCTATACGTTCGCGCAGTGTGTTTTTCGTGGGTTCCAGATCGCGGGCGCGCCATCCCTTGGCTACGAAAGCGCATGCCCTCGGACCAGCGGCGCTGGCATTCATATTCGCGGGCCGGACACTCCAGCCGGACCGGACAACGACGGTTCGATAATCGAGAACTGTGCATTCTCCGGGATGTGGTTCGGCATCAGTCTGCAACGCTGCGCTGAAAACGTTATGACCCGGAACAATTATTTCCAGGCTTTCGGTTACACCGGCCTGTTTTCGGATGACGCCAACACCGGGGTGGAAAGTTCGCACGGGCATATCGTTGAAAACATATTCTTCGGCAACCCAACGACGCCGTCGTCAAGCTGCATCGAGGTTCATTGTGGGTATGGGTCGATCCGGGGGAACAAGTTCCTCGGCTCGAATATCCAGATCAATGTGCTGGCCAACAGGGGCAGCATCGGCAGCCTGATAATAAATTCCAACTCTTTCGAGGAGCATAAGGTCGGCGGCGTTTACGTCACTCAATATGGCGGCACGGTGATCGCCTCGATCCAAATCCAGGGGAACCAGTTCTCGTGCTTTGTTAATTCCGCGTTTCAGTTCCACGTGTCGATCCAGCCGCAGTCGGGCGGCTCTGGCGCGAACCTTTACGACTTCGATATCTCTGGCAACAACGTCAACTCCAGCATGACCGGGTCACCCACGATAGCGTTCGTCGCCTATGGGGCGAACGGAACGATCAGCAACAATCGCGTCGTCATAGTCGGTGGCAGCGGCTATGGCATCCACGTCAACGGGTCATCTCCCGATGTGCAAGTGTCCGACAACAGGCTTCTCGCCAGGGGAGGGACACTTCTCGGCAGCGCGGGGTATTTCTTTTCCAGCTACGTGCTGCTGCGTGACCTGTATCCAGGGTTGTTCACGATGGCGAACATTCCCCTCAACACTCTGAATGGCTCGCAAATTTACGTGCAGGACGGTAAGGCCGCCAACGTGGGAGCCTTCAATTTCACCGTGGTCGGCGGCGGGTCCGGTTGCGTCGCCACGAAGATGGCGGGCGCGTGGCTTACCTACAGCAGTGCTTAACCAGGAGAACTCAAATGGCCGCTCTCATCATCCCGCAATCGACGTCATTCGGAGGCATGACGAACCGGATCGTCTCCAATCTGCTGACACTCAATACGAACATGGAACGCCTCAAGGACGCGCTGGCGACCGCCTCGAGCGGCTTCGAGGGCGTCCTGGGCACGCAATATGAGGCGGGCAACGCGATGGTGCCGGGGAACATGTTCGTCCCAAACAACTTCGGCATCGTTCCCGATCCCGCCACGCCGGGGGCGCAGGGCACGAACTACGAATACGCGGTGAACACGCTCGCCACCGCCTGGGCCGCGTTCTGGACCGCCGCGCAGGCATCGATCGAACAACTCGACAATGGAGCCAACTGAGGAGGGTGCGATGAAAGTTCTTCCCGTGGCGGGCCGCGCCGTGCGCGATCCCCGCAACATGCAATTGCTACCGGAGGGCGGGCGCGAGGTGTCCGACTCCGATCCGTTCTGGGTGCGCCGCGTTCGTGACGGTGATGTCACCGTCGAGACGCCCGATCCGCCCGCGCGCCGCGCCGCGCCCGCGCACAAGGAGACCTAAGCGATGGCGATCAATTTCACATACTACCCGACCTCGAACCGGGTCCCCGGTGTTTACGTCGAAATGGACCCCTCGCAGGCGAACACCGCGACGGTGCTGCAAAAGACCCTGGTGATCGGCCAGATCACCGCCGCCGGTCACGCGATCCCGGATCATCCCGTGTTGGTGGAAAGCCTCGCCCAGGTGCTGATCCAGTGCGGCGCCGGATCGATGCTGGCGCAGATGCTGGAACGCTACCTGGAGCGCGACAGCTTCGGCGCCGTCTACATGCTGCCGCTCGCCGACAACGCCGCCAGCGCCCCCGCCGCCGGGGAGATCACCATCGCCGGAACCGCGACCGCCTCGGGGACGCTGAACATCTACATTGGCGGCATCCGGGTGCAGTCGATCGTCAACGCTGGCGACAACGCCGCCGCCATCGCCACCGCCTTGCACAACGCGATCGTCGCGAACGCTAACCTCGCCGTCACCGCCGGAACCCCGACCGCCGGATCGGGGATCCCCCTGACCGCCAAGAACAAGGGTGAGGCGGGCAACGACATCGTTCTCGCGCAGAATTACCGGGGGACCGCCGGGGGCGAGTTCAGGGTGCCTGGGATCACCGTGACGTTCACGGACATGACCGGGGGCACCGCGAACCCGTCACTGACCCTCGGCCTCTCGAACCTGTCGTCACAGCCCTACGACTTCATCTGTCTGCCCTACACCGACACGACCTCACTCGACACGATGAAAGCCTTCCTCGCCGACGATCAGGGACGTTGGTCGTGGCAGGAAATGATCTACGGTGGTTGCTTCACCGCGTTCCGGGGCACGCTCGGCGAGTGCACCGCCTTCGGTATGGGCCGCAACGATCAGCACATGTCGATCATGGCGTTCAACGGCTCGCCGGAACCCGCCTGGGTATGGGCGGCCGAGATCACCGCGTCGTCCGCCGCCAGCCTCCGCGTCGATCCAGGGCTGCCGCTGCAATACATCAACACGACGCTACAGGCGCCGCCGATCGCCGACCGTTGGATACTGGGGGAACGCAATACGCTCCTCTATGACGGGATGAGCACGTTCCGCGTCGGTGACGACGACACCGTGATCATCGAGCGCATGGCGACGACCTACCAAAAGAACGCCGCCGGGGCGGTGGATAATTCCTACCTCGACGTCGAAACGCTCTACGGCCTGATGTTCGTCTCCCGCGATCTGTCGAACTACCTGCTGACCCGTTACGCCCGCAAGAAACTGGTCAGCGACGTGACCCCGATCCTCGCCGGATCGAATTGCGTCAACGCGCCGCTGATCCGCGCCTCGGTGATCGCCGAGTATCGCGCCCTCGAGTCCGCCGGATACGTCCAGAACTCGAGGGAATTCGCGCGCGCCGTCGTCGTCGAGAACGCGGGCGACGGGCTGGTGAAAATCCTCGCGCCCGTCGATGTCGTGAACCAGCTTCGGCAGGTCGCGATCCTGCTGCAATTCCGCAAATCATAAGGAGGAGCGACGATGGCCGCTTGTGAACGACTGGCCGGTATCACCGGCCTGACGATCGACGGAAACGCCTACATGGTCGTCTCCGACGTGACGTGGTCGCCCGCGCTATGGAAACGCGAAACCCTGGTCGGCCTCGACGCCGTGCACGGGTTCAGCGAGGTGCCGATCCAGGGCTACATCGAGGCGACGTTGCGCGACAGCGGTTCGATCGCCGTGGGTGACTTCAACGACATGCGATGCGTCGAGGTGCTGGTGTCGCTCGCGAACGGCAAGGTCGTTGGCGGATCGAACATGTGGAACACCGCCGCCCTCGAGGTCCGCGCCGCCGAGGGGACGTTTCAGGTCCGCTTCGACGGCATCAACGTATCGGAGTCATAACGCATGGACGCGATCGCGGGTGAGTTCGAGACCGGCGAGGAGGAAGCCCTTCCTCGCACGCTCGACATGGACATCGACATCACGTTTCAGAAAAAGCGCTTCACCTCGCTGCACTTCGAGGAACCGACCGCGAAGCAACTCGAACGCGCCGAGCTCGAACTGAACAGCGCCAACCCGACCGCCTACATGATGCGCCGCTACCAGATCGCGCTGGTCTCCGCCGTCGCCCAGGTGCCGCGCGAGGTCGTGCTCGAACTGCGCTCGAGCCAACTCAACGAGGCGTTCGATTTTTTGGCCGAGTTACTCGCGCCTTCCCCCAAGGATGGCGAGACCTGATCGCCGACCTGACACGGTTCTGGGGCTGGGGTCCGCATGATGCGTGGAACCTGACCGGAACCGAATTGATCTGGTGGGCCGAGCAATCGCACCGCGTCGCTGAACGCGAACGCGCCGCGCGCGAACAGGCGAGATAATGGCCGGGTATTCCGTCACCTATTCCGTCGTCGACAACGCGACGAAACAGATCGACGCGATCAACAAGCGGATCGCGCAGATGCGCGCGCCCGTCGAACGCATGTCGCGCTCGATCTCACGGTTCGTCGACGTCTCCGGATTGCGCAAGGTCGCGCAAGGCTTCGACTACATCTGGAAAGCCGCGGGGTCCGTTCTCCGGACGTTGACGCAGATCGTTCCCGTGCTGGGCACGATCACGGGCGCCGCGACGCTCGCCGGAATGGTCAAGCTGGTGCAGTCCTACGCCGCATGGTCCCAGGAACTCGTGCGCACCGCCTCAAGCCTTGGCACGACGACGCAGACGTTGCAGCGGTTCGAGGACGCGACCCGCCTCGCCGGGGGCAACGCCGCCGACATGCGCCAGAGCCTCAAGGGACTGTTCGACACGCTGGCGGACTTCAAGACCGGGCAGGGCGCCTTCGCGCTGACCGCGCAATGGGCCAACCAACTAAAAATCAATCTGCGCGACGCGAACGGGGTGGTCCGCAAGGCCGACGAATTGTTTCCGGAACTGATCCAGAAACTCGCCGACATGCAAAACCCCGCCGACCGCGCCGCCGCCTCGATCGCGCTGCTGGGCGCCGGGGGCGACAAGCTGGTCGAGGCTTTCCGCCAGAGTTCCAAACCGTTCGCGCAATGGCTGAAAGATGTCGAACGCTACAAGGACCTGACCGACGAACAGAAGCGGTCGTTGCAATTGTTCTCGGAGGCGCAAGGCCGCCTCGGTGTCGGCTTCGATCGCCTGGGCGCGCAAATGTCGCTGATGATCGCCGAGCACTTCACGCCAATGATCAACAGTTTTTCCGGGTTTGTCGAACAGAACACCCCGCAAATCCTCGACGCGGCGAAGCGGATCGGAGACTCCTTCGGCAGATTGTGGACGTCGGTCGCGGGGGACATGACCGGCCAGCAAGCCATCAAGAGCCTCACCGACAACATCGTCGCGCTGGTCGACTCCCTCAAATGGCTGGTCGACAAGGGCAACAGCGTCGCCGACGTGCTGAACCGACTCGCGAACATCAAGAGCCGCGCGGACCTGACTCGCCCGATCACCAAAAACGACGAACCCGTGACCGTGGTTCCGGGGCATGGTCTGCCGGGGCCAGCACTCAACCCCGCCGTGACGGACTTCTTCGAGAAGTTGCGGGACCGCATCATGGGTGGACCCGCGAACATCCGCCCCGGCTATCAGCAACAATCCTCCTCCGGGGGCTACCTGCCGGGAGGTGTGACGCCCGCTTCGTATGGCGGCGGCGCCGCGCTCTCTGGCGTGGGCGGCGGTGAGTTTTTCATCCTGTTATCCCTCGCCGTCCGCAAGGGCTTCGAGGACGCGATCGAACACCTGCGAGGCGTCGGCGCACCGACCCCTGGCGGACCCTCCGGGGGCGGCGGGGGTATGCCGGGTGTGCAGCATGCGTCGTTCTCCCCCGCCGGGGGCGTGGGCGGCTCTGGACCCGCCGGAGGCGTTGGCGGCGGCGACGCTGGCGGCTCCGGGGGCATTGCCGCGCCAGCGGGCACCGCGATCGCGCGCACCGGCCTCGCGACAGTCACGTCGGCGAGTGGGCGAAAATTCCAGGTCGACGCGCGCTTCGCCCCGAACTTCCAGGGCTTCATCAACGACTATGAAAAGGCCGGTGGCGTCATAGGGCCAGACAGCGGCACGCTCGGTTCGCGCCCGCACAACGCGAGCGGCCATCCCGTCGGTGCCGCGATCGACATCAACCAGATCGGCCGCGGGGTGCGCAGTAATCGCGCGCCTCATCTCGACCCCCGCCTCGAGGACGAACTGGCGAAGAAATGGGGCATGGTCTCGGGCAATTCGTGGCGCTCGAACGATCAGGGACACTTCGGTATCCAGAGTGCCGAGGCCGCGCGCCGCGCCCTCCTGAACAACGCGCCCGGGGCCGGTTACAAGACCCTGTCGAAGGATCAACTCGACCTCCGTCCGCCCGTCACCGTGCCGCCCGCCGCGCCGATCAACGGGTCCGTCGACGTCTCGATTACACACAAGAACGCGCCGCCGAATTCCGCCGTCACCGCCTCCGGGGCTGGCTCCGTCAACGTCGCGCCCGTGCGCGTCGAACATCAAAACATGGCCGACATATGAGCGGCTTCCTCAGTGGGCTGAACTCGATCGTCTCCGCTGGCGGGTCGCTGGTGAACGACGTCGCCCGCCTGGGCCAGACGTTCGGCGGGTCGCGGATGTTCGACACCTCGACCGCCTCGTGGGCCTCGGGTTCGTGGTCGCAACAATTGCAACCCGGATCATGGCGCGGGGTGCCGTTCGTCCTGGACTCTGGCGACACCGCCGCCGGTCGCCGCGTCGCGATCCATGAATATCCGTATCGTGACGAAACCTGGGCGGAGGACCTGGGCAAATTGCCGCGCCGCTTCTCGATCCAGGCGTGGGTTGTCGGCGATGACTGCTACCAGCAGCGCGACGTTATGGTCCGCGCGTGCGAACAATCCGGGGCCGGAACGCTGGTGCATCCGACGCTCGGATCGATCGAATGCGTCCTGATGGAATTCCAGACGTCCGACCGCCGCGAACGGGGCCGCGTCGTCGAGTTTCAGTTCGCGTTCATCGTCGCCGGGGATGTGAAGTTTCCCTCGACCGCGCTCGCCACCGCCGCCAACGTCAAGGTGGTGATGGCGAAACTGTCGATCGCGTCCGCGTCCGACCTGGGTTCGACCCTGTCCTCGATCGGATCGATCGCGAAATCCGCCATTGGCACGGTGACGAAATATACTTCGATCGCGTCCTCGATCGTCGGCGACGCGACCCGCGTGTTCAACTCCGTGCGCGGTCTGGCCGGGTTCCATGGACGCTACGCCAGCGGCAACCGCTCAACGCTGCAAAAGGTGACGACGACCGTGCAAAGTGCCCTCGGCGCCGCGACGACCGCGCGGACTCTGGTGACGAATGGCGCCGCCCTCGTGAACCGTCTGGCGAAGCTCTTGTGAGTGCGCAGTCCGACGCCTTCGCCGCCGCCGCCGTCGCGCTCGCCGACGCGCTCGCCGCGTCCGCCAACGACCCCGCCGACGCGATCCGCATGTTGCTTCCCCTCGCCGGTTGGATACCGCCCCCGATCGGCGGGACCGGCCCGCTCGCCGTCAACGCCCGCGCCGCCGCCGACGCGATCGCGTCCAACCTGCGATGCGCCGCGTGCGCCGCCCTGGCCGGGGCCGTGACCGACTACGCCCCCGCGTCCTATCAAGACGCCATGGCGGTCCGCCGCGTCGTCTGCGGTGCGCTGGACGCCGAGGCGACCCGCTGCGGCGACGTCGGTCGGGACGCGACATACCAGGCGCTGCGCGAACTCCGCGCCGCCGTCGCCCTCGATCTCGCCGTGCGCGGCGCCAACCTCGCGTGGCTGACCGAGGTCGAGACCCGCGCGTCGATGCCGTCACTGTCCGAAAGCTGGCGCCTCTATCACGACACGCCGCGCGAACCGGGGCTGGTCGCGTCCGCCGATCCCGCGCATCCGCTGTTCATGCCGCTCTCGTTTCCGGCGCTCAATCAATGACCGACGCGACCGGTGCGATCGCGCACGGCATCACGACGCGCGGGCCACCGCCGGGGGCGGGCGATCTGCTGACCCTGACCGTGGGCAATCAACAACTGACCGGATGGCAACGGGTCTCCGTGACCCGCCCGCTGGCCTCGATCCCCGCGTCGTTCTTGATCGAGGTGACGGAACGCTATCCGAGCGCCGCCGACATCGACCTCAAGGCGGGCCAGCCGTGCACCGTCACGATCGGATCGACCCTCGTGCTGACCGGATACGTCGACCGCTACACGTCCTCGATCAGCGCCGCGCACCACACGATCCGCGTCGAGGGCCGCAGCAAATCACAGGACCTCGTGGATTGTTCCGCGATCGTCGAGAACACCAGCGCCGGAAGCGCGCAGACGCAAGGGCTGCAAATCCTCAACGCCGACGCGATCTCGATCGCGCGGAAACTCGCGAAACCTTACGGCGTCGAGATACAGACGACGTTCAAGGGACCGCTTCCGACCCTGCCACAACTCAACATCATGCTGGGCGAAACCGCCTGGGAGATCATCGACCGCGTGACCCGCTACTCCGAACTGATCCCGTATGACCTGCCAGACGGCTCCGTGATGTTCGCATCCGTGGGCACCGAGTCGATGGCGTCTGGCTTCACGATGGGCGCCAACATCGAAGCCGCCGACGTCATGTTTTCAATGGATCAACGCTATTCGGAATATGAGGGACACATGATGGCGATGATGGCGCTGGGCACGGACGCCGGGGTGAACTCGCCGGGGATCGGCGAGATCGTGCGCGACGCCGAGGTGCCGCGCTTTCGCAAGCTGTTCATCATCTCGGAACAGACGGTGATGGGCATGCCGCTCGCCGCGAAACGCGCGCTCTGGGAAAAGAACCGCCGCTGGGGACAGTCGTTCAACTTCACCGTGACGACCGACAGTTGGCGCGACGCCGCCGGGGCGTTGTGGGAACCGAACAAACTCGCCCCCGTCGTCGCCAAACAACTCAAGGTCGATCCGGACAAGAAATGGCTGATCGGCACCGTGACCTACCTGCGCGACGAAGGTGGACAACACGCCCGCCTGTCGCTGTTCCCGCCGGAAGCGTTCTCGGTCGAACCGACGACGCCGAACTATCTGGTCACGAACGAAAGCATGGACCGGAACAACCCGACCGCGCCGAACGCGGACAAGAAGGCGCCCGCCGCCGCCGCGTCGCCAAAGGTCGAGATCATCACGACATGAGCACCGCCGATCGCCTCTACCGTCGCATCCGCATGGGCATCGCCGCGATGAAAATCACGTCGACCGACGACAGCGGTCCCGTGCACCGCGCCCAGGTGCGCGGCTTCGCGAACGAAACGATCGACGCGATGCCGGTGTTGCAAATCTACGGCCTCGCCTCGCACGCGATGCCGGGATCGGACGCCGTCGCGATGTTCACGTCGGGCGATCGATCGAACGGCGTCATCATCGCCACCGGGAACCAGCAATACCGCTTGCGCGCGCTCAAATCGGGCGAGGTCGCGCTGTATGACAACAGTGGCAACGTCGTGAAACTCGCCGCGAACGGCAACATCGAGATCACCTGCCCGACCAGGGTCCGCGTGGTGACGCCGCGCCTCGAGGTCACGGGTGACATCGTCGCCGGATGCGACGGCGCGAAAATTAGCGTGCTGAACCACCGCCACAAAGACACGCAACCCGGAGGCGGCATCTCCGGGGTGCCGTTGCCATCGTGACCGGCTGGATCGAACAGGCCGGATTGCCGGTCCCCGCCGCCGATGGAACGCTGCCGCCCGCGCTGTGCACCGGGGACATCTACATCCTTTGGGACAACCGCGAGGCGCGCGGCGACTGGACCCTCGCCGCCGGGGATCTCGGAACCGGCCAGGACCTCGAGACCGCATGCCTCGTTTCGCTGTTCACGGATAAGCTGGCAACGCCCGACTTCGTCCCGACCGATGGGTCGAGTGATCGTCGCGGCTGGTGGGCCGACCCCTACAACGACGCGCCGCTCGGATCGAACCTCTGGCAACTCGAACGCGCGCGGAAAACCCGTGACACGCTGGGGCTTGCCCGCCGCTACGCCGAGGAGGCGTTGACCTGGCTCGTCGATGACGGTGTCGCGAAACAGATCGCCGTCAACACGTCCTGGCTCGGAACCGCGATCGGATCGACCGCGCTCGGGATCGGGATCGCGATCGTCAAACCGGACGGCTCCGTGACCCGCTTCACCTTCGGCTGGGTGTGGGACGGCCTCGCCGTGCTGTCCTCGCCCGTGCGCGTTCCGCCGCCGCCGATCGATCAACCCCGCGCCATGGTGAGGTAGTCATGCCTTTCGCACGCCCGCCACTGACCGCGCTGCGCAATCAGGCGGTGCAGGACATCACGACCTCCGGAGTCCCCGGCCTCGACGGGCTGTTGCGCAACGCCGTGCTGCGCGTCCTCGCCTGGGTCATGTCGGGCCTCGCCTATTCGGTCTACGGGTATGTCGACTGGATCGCGCGCGAGGCGGTGCCCTTCACCGCGACCGACGAATTCCTCGAGTCCTGGGCCGCCCTGATCGGCATCTACCGCAAGGACAGCACGCCCGCGACCGGCTTCGCCACCTTCACCGGCACGACGGGGCTGATCGTGCGCGTTGGCGCGACCCTGACCCGCCAGGACGGCACCCCCTACACCGTCACCGCCGAGGCCGTGGTCGACACCTTCGGCGACGTCACCGTTCCCATGGTCGCCGCCGTCAACGGCATCGCCACCAATTGCGACGACGGCACGCCGATCGCCCTCGACCCGCCGATCGCGGGCATCAACGCCGGGGGCGTGACCGTGGGTCCGACCACCGGGGGCGCCGACCAGGAAACCGACGACTCATTGCGCACGCGGATGTTGGCGAAATACCGCGCGCCACCGCAAGGCGGATCGGAGTCCGACTACGTCGAATGGGCGACCGAGGTCCCCGGATGCACGCGCGCATGGATCACGCCGAACGGGGTCGGTCTCGGATCGGTGGTCGTGTTCGTCATGTTCGACGAGTCACAGATCGCGCACGGCGGGTTCCCGCAAGGCACAAACGGGTGCGCCATCGAGGAGTCGAACGGACCAACCGCGACAGGCGATCAACTCGCCGTCGCCGAACACATCTGGCCGACGCAGCCGGTGCCCGTCCTGGTCTACGTCGCCGCGCCCGTGCCCGCGCCGATCAACATCACCTTGTCGGGCCTCGATCCCAACACCGCCGACACGCGCGCCGCTATCACCGCCTCCCTCAAGGACATGTTCCTCGCGATCTCGGAGGTGGGCGGCACCGTGTATCCGTCCCAGCTTTATGACGCGATCAACCTGACTCCAGGGATCAACCACTTCACCATGAGCGCGCCGACCGGCCCCGTCACCGTCGCCGGGACCGCGCTGCCCGTCATGGGCACGCTGACGGCGCCCTGATGCCGATCCCGTTTCATTCCGCGACCGACTACCTGTGGCAGTTCCAGCGCCTCTTGCCGCGTGGGCGCGTCTGGCATCGCGGCTGGGGGACGATCGAGGACGCGCACCTGTTGACCCTCATGCCGACCTGGGCCGCCCTGGACGCCCGCGCCGGGGACCTGGTCGGTGACGCCTTCCCGTGCACCACCGTCGAACTCCTGCCGGAATGGGAGGCCACGCTGGGTCTGCCCGACCCATGCGTTCAACCGCCGCTCTCGACCTTGCAACAACGGCAGGCCGCGGTGTGCGCGAAATTCGTCGCGCGCGGCGGATCGTCGCGGGACTACTTCATCCAGATCGCCGCATCGATGGGCTACGAGATCACGATCGCGACGTTCCGCCCGTTCCAGGCGTCGCACAACGCCGCCGGCCAGCCGCTCTACGGACCTGAGTGGGCCTTCACGTGGCACATCACCGTCACCGCCACGACCGCCGCGATCACCTGGTTCAGCGCCTCGGTGAGCCGCGCGAACGAACCGCTGGCGTCGTTCAGTGATCAGACCATGCTTTGCCTGTTCGAAGCACTGAAGCCCGCGCACACAACGATCATTTGGAACCTCGAGGGGGCCTGAACCGATGCAACGCATTCACGATCCGACCGCCGCGCCCGCTTTACCCGCGACGCCCGCGTTGACCGGCCCGACCGGCTACTTCACCGGGGGCGTTCCGGGCGTCACCGCGCCGACGATCGTGCGCGATTGGTGGCTGAACATGATCCAGGAGGAACTCCTCGCGCTGCTGACCGCCGCCGGAATCACACCCGACACGACGGGAGCGAACAACACGCAGGTTCTACAGGCGATCCGTGCGTTGGGCAAAAACTTCATGCCGTTTGGGACGCCGGGGCTGTTCAACTTCACCGTGCCAGCGGGGATCACCACGCTTGAAGTCGAACTCTGGGCGGGTGGCGGCGCGGGTGGCGCCGCCGTCCTCGCCAATCAGGCGGGCTCGGGTGGAGGTGGTGGAACCTGGGCTCACAAGATCATCACCGGGGTCACGCCGGGGGCGGTTATTCCCGTGACCGTCGGAGCGGGCGGCGTGGGCAATTCGACCGGCACCGGCGGCAACGGCGGTGCGTCGTCGTTTGGTTCCTATCTGAGTGCGGCGGGAAGCACCGGTGGAGCGGGGGACCAGGGACCCCCTGGGTCCGGACAGAACGCGACCGGCGCCGACCTCGCCATCGCGGGCGGTGTCGGCGTGGACGGCTTCCTCGTAACCGCGACCTTTAGCATTGGTGGCGCGGGCGGCAGTTCGCCGCGTGGCGGCCAGGGCGCCACCATGGGGGTCGGTTCGCCGGGGAATAATGGAAACGTCGGCCAGATACCGGGCGGCGGTGGTGGCGGCGGAAATACAACCACCGCGACGACCGCGAGCGGAGGTAACGGCGCGCAAGGGCTGGTCGTCGTCAGATGGTGAAACGCAACAACATGGAGCAACCCGCATGAACCCGATCGAACCGAACCAGCCGTTGACCGTCACACTCGACGCCAACGAATGGAACAACGTCCTCGGCGCGCTGAACGAAGCGCCGCACCGCGTCGCCGCGCCGCTGATCCGCAAGATCGTCGCCGCGATCGAGACGTATCAGTCGACGCCCGCGCCCGAGGCCGAACACATCCCCGCCCGCCGGAACGGTAAGGGCCTGGATCACAACGCCGCCTGATGTCCGCGGGTGGCGCGCCGCCCGTTCTCCATGCTGCGCGGATGTTTTCTTCTGCTGGGCGCGATCATCCTCGCGCAGGTCGTGACGATCGTGGCGGGTGCCGCGACCTGCTACGCCCTGCTGTTGTCCGGACAGGCGCAGGTCGGTTCGTGCACCGGTTTCGGACAACAGGCCCGCGACATGTGGGCCGAGGCGCTCGCCGCCGTGCTGGCGCTACTGCTGGCCGCGCGTCCGCCGTCCCCGCCCGACCCGCCGCCGCCCGCGCGCCCCTGATGCCCCAAACGAAAACGGGTGCCCGAATGGACACCCGTCGCCGCCGTCGCCGTGTGGGATCTTCCAGGGGGACGCTACGGATCATCGGCGAAAACGTGGCACCGCGCGCAGTAGTGTTCGGCGATGTCCCGCGGATTGGCGCTGACCGCGCCGCAACGCGGGCACTCGAAGGGCTTGGGGATGAAACGGACGAACGTCACGAGTGGGACGAGCTGCGCGAGTATGATCCTGGGGTCCGCCGTCGTGTATCCGCCTGGATGATGCGCCGCCGCCCCGCCCTCGATCTCGCGCCCGACGACGACGCCGGAACCCGCGAGGGGCTGATCGTCGAGACGGAGTGCGAACCGGAACCCGACCGTGGGCGCCTTCAACAATCCCTCGTCGTCGACGTAGAGGACATCGCCGCCGGGCCATACGTGCGCGATGTCGATGTAGCCGCCGATCAACCGCCGCATGTCGACCAGCATCGCCGATCCGTGCGCGACCTCGACCGCGCTGATCGTCCGCTTCGTCGCGTCGATGAACCATGCGCGGGGCATCAGACGGCCCCCCGCGCTCGCGCCAACAACCAGTCCTTGTCGCGCGGCAGATGTCGCCATGAATTACCCCTGACGATCCGCCTGATCATCGCGGCGTCCACGCCATACGCCCGCGCCGCGCGAGCGTAGTAACCAGGACCATGTTCCGCGAGCAGGATGTCGATGACCTGTCGTTCCGTCAGGACCGCGCGACCGTTCCTCTCGCCGTGCGCACCGCTCGCCATCATTCATCCCCCCGCGTGTCACGGACATTGAGCGCGACGCACTCGACCAGCCTTTCGACGACCGCCCGATAATCGTCGGGGATCATCGCCTCCGTCAGACGCCCGTCCTCGATCATGTCAGAGATCAGATCGTGCAATTCCGCGTAGGTCCGAACCGCTTCCTTCAGCGCGTCGATGTGGTCGTCGTTCCCGTCGAAGTCGTCGTCGTCCATGGGGTTCGGGCGCATCATGCCGCCCCCCTCAACTGAACGACGTTGTCGCCGCGCCGATCGTCCTCGAGGCCCGCGACCGCCATCGCCGACGCCGCGCCCTCGAGCAGCTGATCCGCCCACACCGTCGCCAGCGCCCGCCGCTGCGCCACGAAGGACGCTTTGTTGTAACGCCCCTCGACCTCGCCGAACGTCTTATGCGCGAGCATGACGTCGATCACGCGCCCCGCGCCGGGGTCCGCTTCGTTGAGGATCGTCGAGAACGTGCCGCGCCAGCCGTGGATGGTGTGCCGCCCCTCCATCCCGATCCGCGTCAATGCGCCGTTCAACAACCTGCACGGAGCCGCATGCTCGATCGGGCCGTCGCGCCGCTGGCCGGGGAACACATGCTCGGACACGTTGCCCGTCGCCGCCTGTAACGCCCGCGCCGCGCGGAACACGTCCGCCGCCTGGGGCGCCAGGGGGATGACATGCTCGCGCCTGTGTCCCGTCTTGCCCTTCATGCGCGAGGCCGGGATCGTCCAGATCATCCCGTCCGCCGTCTCCGCGACCTCGCTCCACCGCGCCTCGAGGCCCTCCAGTTTGCGCACCGCCGTCAGCGCGATCAGGCGATGCGCCAGCTTGCCGAACGCCGTCCCGCCGCTCGCCTCGACCGCGCGCAACACCGCCCGCGCGTCCTCGATCGTCGTGACCCGCGCGTAGTTGGCCTCCGTGCCCGTCCGCCGCCGGGGTAAATCCTCCGCGATCTTGCGCACCGGATTGACGCCGCCGGGTATGAGATCGCGCCGGATCGCGAAATCGAACAGGAGTTGCAACGCCTGACGAACATGCACCGCCTGGGCGCGCATCCGCCGCCACAGATCGCCGATCAACGCCTCGATCTCGTGCGCCGTGACGCGCCCGATCGGGCGATCGCCGATCACCGGCCAGACGTGATTGCGCATCAACGCCCGCACCGACACCGCGTAGCGCGGCGACCACGCCCGCGCGTCCTCCGCGCGATCGAGCCACGTCTCGCCGATGATCCGCACCGTCGCCGCGTCGCCGTCACGCCGCGCCGTGCGCGCCTCGTGCCGATCGTGCGCCGGATCGCCGCCTTCGCGGATCGTGCGCCGGAATTCCTCGCGCTTCGCCTTCGCCTCGACGATCCCGAGATCAGGCCAGCGCCCGACGATCGTCGCCTGATGCTTGCCGCCGACGTGGTAATGCACCTGCCAGGACTTCGTGCCCGTGCCGGATACGAGGAGGTAGAGGCCGCCCCCGAACCGCAGACGCGCCCCCGCCTTCGCCGTTTTGATGTCCGCGCCCGTCGCCAGCTTTCCCGCTTGGCGCGCCGCGTCCTGAATGGTATTGGTCATGTGTCAGAGTTCCTTCGTCGAGATAAAGAAACGGGCGCCCCCGCCAGAGGGCGCCCGTCGTTCGTTGGGGTCATTGATTGCCGGGGCGCGCCAGACACGCCTCGATCCCTTTCAGGTTGTGGCGTATCCACATGACCCGGACCTCGACCCCCGCCGCCTTGGCCTCCGCGATCGCTTCCATCAGTGGGACCGTGGCCTGTGGGACGATGGGGGGAAGGCCGCACGCCGCGAACTTGTCCGCGTCCTCGTTCGTCACCAGCGGATTGACGCCCGTCCTGGCGGCGGTTCGGGCCTCCTCGATCGTGAGCGCCTGGGCGGGGACGGCGCCGATCGCCAGAACCCCCGCGATGATCGCCGCGCGGATCATGTGCACACCTTCACGCGGATTGTTCCCGTCGCGTAGGGCGCGAGGTTCCGGATGTATTTCCTGATCCAGACCTTCGCCGCCGAGAACTTCATCGGTGGCGCCCAGACCATGTCCAGCCCCTCGAACTCGAACGCCCAGCCGCCGAACCCGCGCGGGGCGCGCCCGTGTGTTTCGCGGAATTCGCGATCGTCGAACCAGATGTCGTGAAACGTCGTGCGGTGCATCCCAACCAGTGAGACCTCTGTGTCGTGTTTCGTCGTCATGTCAGTGTCCTTCATCATGCGGTTTTCATGCGAACCCGGAGGTCATCCCCTGTCATCGCATTGCATACCGTGCAACCGCTTGGACACCAAAAAAGCCGGAAATGCAATGGAAACGCGGGCCGATGTCACCGCCTGTCACCGCCTGTCAGTGCATGCGACACTATCAACAACACTATGCGCGGATGCCGGAAGTGGCTGCGAGACAACGGTTAGCCGCGCATCGTGCGAGAAATCATGCGAGAAATCATGCGAACGCGCATGGGTGGTGCGTTGGGCTTGCATGGATTGCAACCGCCGCCACTTATAGCCAGACCTCCTCGATCTCGGGCGGGTCGTTCGCGTCGCGCGCCGCCAGCACCAACCCCGGAGGGAGGAGCGCCCGCAATTCGTGCAACGTGTCGTGGGTCACGACGAACCGCGTCGGTCGCAATTCGGGCAAGATGACGTGCATCCGCGCGACCCATGCGCCGGGGTATTCGCGGGTGATCGGGCGGTAAACGACCCAGACCGGCAACCGCGCCCGCAGTCGCCAATGGAGGCGCGCGAAATATCCGGGGTCCGCGATCGGGATCGCCTCGATCATCGCCGCTTCCTCTCCGTCTTGAACCGCCGCCGCCAGCACGTCTGGCACCACGCCCGGTCGGCCTCCGCGCGCTCGATCGCCGGATCGTGGCCGGGGGCGATCGCCATCACCGCCGGGGCGGCGCAGACGCCGCAGACCAGACCGGACAACACCATCGACGCCGCCGACGCCGTCCGCGTCCTGGGGCGCCTCTGGGTCACGGCATGTCGACCCGCTCATCGCAGCAGGCATTGTCGCACAGCCACTCATCGATTCCACTCTCGTTGAACATCGCTTCGCGGACCCCGAGGTAGCAGCCGCAACTCGGGCATTTCGGTGTTGCCTGGTCCGGGTCGTCTCGGCAATCCCGGAGCCACTGTCGGACGGTCGGAAGGGCGCTCGTTGGGTCAGCGGCCATTGTCCCTCTCCCACTTATCGGCGATCTTCCGGAGCATCGCTGGCACCAGCGGCATCCCGACCGACCGCGACAGATCGCGTATTTCCGATGAGCAGGTTCCCGTGGCGATCACCTCGCCATCTAGTCGCACTTCAATGACGAGAGGCCGCTGGGCGGCCCTGGGGATCTGATCGTCGCTCATCCCGCCCATTGCGTGACCTCCGTCAACACCGCGAACACCGCGAACACGACCGCCATCAAAAGCCAGATCAGCGCGTGGTTCCATCGCCGACCCTTCCATGCGGGCACGCTCTCGAATGGTTCGCGTTCCGCGCCGGGGGTCGGGAAGGCATGGCCGAGACATTGGACGCAAACAATCCGCACGTCCCGACAGTGCCGCAGCACGTCCTGGCCGGGAGGATATATCCCGACCTTTTCGCCGCACTTTGCGCAGACGCGCGAATTGTCCTGGCGAGGGTCGACGCGGGTCATGTCCGCGAGGCGCATCACCGCGAGATCGATCATGGTCGCCCCCTTCGCTCGCGCACCTCAACGGTCGGCGCCAAGCGCGCGACCTCCTCGATCGACAGTGGTTTGCGCCATTGCATCGTGACCCGGACATGACCGGGCGGGTAGTCGTCCGCCTCGATCAGCGGCTCCGTCGTGCCGCACATGGACATAATCCGATCGCGCACCGCCTCGATCCGGCGCACCGTCATCCGGCTCCAACGGAGCACGGGAACTGGCCCCGTCCGCTCCTGATGGCACAAGCTCAAATGCCATAGGGGACGCCCGCCAGCGTAGACGGCTCATTCCTCGCCGATGTTCACTGTCAGGCACGCGGACACGCCGCCCGCCCTATCCGCGACCCAGTAATGGCCGGCAACGATCTGCCGCTCCGGATCGAACACCGGATGGGCCAGCGCGAACTCGATCTGGCTTCGCATGCTTTCCTCCTCCATCGTCACAACATCCGCACCAGCGCCATCGCCATGAGGCCGAACGCGGTCCAGGTGAGGCCGCACAACACCGCCAGACCGACGACCCGCGCCACGTTCAGTGCAACCCCTGGTGCGGGCCGGGGGCGTCGCGCAGGACCGTCCGCAACAACCGTCCGAACCGCTCCAGTTCCGGCGCGCGTGATTGCTCGATCAACATCTCGGACAGCCATCGCGTCTCGCCGACCGTCATCGCCGCCGTGGTCTTCTCGATCGTGAACAAGAGGCGCTGGCCGCCGTCCTCGACCCCGACCGCCGTGACGACCATCAGTTCGAAGGCTTGTTCGGCGTCGAGGAACGCGCGCAGCAGGGCCGCCATCCCGACCCGGCCTTGCATCACCTCAACCGTCGGCATCGATCGCCTCCGGAAAGCGGTAAATCATGTCCGCGACCAGACGCGCGCCGCGCAATCCACGCTCGCCGATCGGAAACGCCTTGTCGCAGCACGGGCACCGATCGAGCGGCAAGCCCTCGTGCGCTGGCATGATCACGTAGCCCTCGAGGGCCGCGATGATCCGCAGGCCGTCCGCGCGTTTCCCGTCGTCGCTCCATCGTTCGTCCATGATCGTTCCCCTTGCAGGTGTTCGAGGATCGCCGTCATCACCTCGAGTTGCCGGTCCATCCTGGCGCGCATGCCGTTGCTCGCCTTGCGTTTCCATTGCGGATACATGCGATGACGCATGGCGAGTTCGCGCTCGACCTCCGCGATCATGTCGTCGATCGTCACCGGATACAGGTCAGGCATGGCGTTTCCTCCGCGCCCGCGCCGCGCGCATCCGCTCCACGTAGGCCGCGACCTCCGTCGCTTCCCAACGCGACGACCCGCCGAACCGCAGTGGCGCCGGAAACGTCCCGGCGTGCACCAGCCGCATCAATTGCCGCTCCGAAATGTCGAGGATGTAGGCGACCCGCGCCGCGTTGATCATCCTCGGCACCGTCACCGCCGCGTCGATCGTCGGCGGCTCCACGTCACGA